TAGCAATGTGTTGATCTTGTATTAATTTAACTTCTTGATTTTTTTTTCTTAATCGTCTCATTGATAAAAATATCACTCCCAATAGAATGCCAATATCTATTAAGATTAGTAAAATAATTTGATGCTGTTGAGCATTGGTTGCCAATTCTGTCTGTAACAATATGTTTATCAATCCCATGTTTTTACTTTTAAATATAAATAGTTTAAATAACTCAATTGGCATTATTATTTTACATTTTTTATAATTATGTATTTATAGTAAAAACCTGAAGAATGGCAATAATAAATAATGGCAATATAATATTACTTGACCCCAATGATGTGAATACCAATCCAAACATCAGTAATAGTATTCCACAATATCAGGATATGTTCATTTTTGCAGAACTAAGAGCAGTACGAAAAGAAAGAACGGTTTTGGTGACATCAAGCGAAAAAGGCAGTGGAAGTAACGTCTCAAAAACGGGATTAGAAAAAAATATTGATGAAGTTAATTTTATTGGTATTGATCAAAATAAAAACAGTCCAAACTATTTAAATTTTACCACAAGATATTATGATGGCAGTAATGGTGATAATATTCAATTTGAAGGATTTGGCATGAGCAACATTAAAGTAATTATAAACTCATCATTTATTCCACAAGTAAGCATTCAGTTTATTGACGTAAGAGGTATGGCATTCTTTAATCGTGAAAATTCTCCATACAGAATATTGTTTGATTTTCCACCACCAATATTTTATCTTACAATTAAAGGTTATTATGGCAGAGCATTAAATTATAAATTACATTTAGTTAAATATACTTCTGAATTTAAAGCAGAAAATGGCAATTTTATTATTGACGCACAATTTGTAGCGGTTACATTTGCACCATTAACAGATGTGTTATTTAGATATGTTGTTAATTTTCCATTAATTGCAACTGGAAATACTTCACCATCACTTGTGCCAGACCCTAATACTCCGCCACGAGACACATACGAATTAATATTGAAATTAAAAGTATTATATGATGAAATTGCAACAAAAATTAAATCTCTTAATGAAACTCAAAAATATGATCTTACACTAAATCAATTAGTAAAAAACAATTCAACGTTTTCAATATTAGCTGATTATAAAAATAAATTGGGAGAAAATGGCGATTCATATTTATTATTGGTGGATACTTCAAAACCATCAACATCAGCAGCAGCCAGCAGTTCGTTGTTGGACAATATAAATATATTCGATAGTAAAGTACAATCAAATCCAATAAATGGAAGCGAAGTAATTGCACCAACGACTTTTTCTGATTATAATGAAATAATTAAAATGGCTGCAACACCTGCTAAATCAACAAATGTGAATAAAAAACTTTATATTGTATATATAGCAGGTAAAGTAGATACAATCCCATATGTTTCTACGACTGAAACCAAAAACAGTAATTTTGATTTGATTTTAGGTGGATATAAAAATGAATTGTTAACCAGTTACAAAGACATTGGAATTTCAAACAGTAATGCTGCTATACCGTCAGTATATTTTACCAATCCCTATGATGTAATTACTCTCATCAACAGTAAACAACCTACAATTTATACAGGACTTGATGTTACTGATCTTTATATGAGTTTATATAAAAATCAAAGTTTATTAAATCAAACAAAAGCCACATTAAGTACTGCAATTAATACCATCATTAACCAAACAATTATGACTAAACTTGGTATGATGCCTACAATATATAATATATTTAAAATAATTTTAGACGATGTTGACACTTTCTTCAGAACACTTAATGCCACATCAATTAAAGCAGAAAATCATCATAACACCCCAGAATATAATAATCTTATATTGAGTAGTAATCAATATGTTGACATCAATCATAAAACAACTGATAAAAAAATATATTCATTTCCTTTGGTGATTGATCAACAACATGTTACTGGTGGTATAAAAGAAATAAGAGTTGCACCAGTTAAATTAAGTCAGCAATTGACACAACCATTTCCCGAACTCACATTGATTCAAGGTTTCATTGATACATTCAACAGACAAAGAAAATTTAATGAAGTAATGAATCAAAAAAATGTATTAAATGATGATGGCACATACAAATGGATACCAATATCACCGATTGATTCAAAACTTGGAAGCGATGAAACAGAAAGTGCATATATGGGTCCGTTTTTTGGAGTGGATACAAATGATGGCGGTACTGGAATGCCAATTAATTTAAGTGCCGATAAAAGATTATCACAAATATTAAAAATAGTATTGGATAGATTTTACATATTATCACAAAGTTCATATCCAACAAGTTTTTACAGTACAGAAAAAGGTGTTAGTAAAGCATTTGTTGATCTTTATGGAAGAGCAGAAGCAGTGAATTTAGCGAATTCTGTAAATCAAACAAATTATGCAAAAAATTTAATAAGCACTGCCACCATGTTTAATGGTAATTTAAGTACTTTTTATAATTATTTGAATGACCCAAAAAATGATATGCTCGATCATTACGCTTTTAACAACACTGGAAATACTTCATTTCCATTAGCTAACGATAATTTGAGTTCTATTAGTGCTTATGTTGATAAGAAAAACTCAAAATATGTTGGCAGTGTGATTAAAAAACAGGATATTTCAACACAAACTTTTGATACAACTGGTGCATCTACAAAACCTGTTGATAAATTTCAAAATGATGCAACCCAATTACGTGGAAAAATTAAAACCATATTTTCAGGCAAACCAGTTCAAACCTTTTATTTATTTACTAAAGAAAATTTGATATATATAAGTGACAGTTTGGTGGAAAACAACAGCGTTGTTACAAGCGATCTTGTTGTTGACCCATATGGTAATAATATGAATACAAGATATTTGAATTCAACTGCGTTTATTAACACATCCAATAAGTATAATGTAAGTGCTAATAAAGATAAAAAAAATATTCCGAATTTCTTATTATACGGTAACGCATATTTTCAAAAAATCAGTAATGTTCCATATAGCTCTGCAAGTTATTTAAGAAATTTTGATAACATTATTAATTCGTGGATTTCTCAATTATCTAACCATGATGATGAAATATATGATACCATAATTAATAATAGCAGTGGTTCATATAACAAAAAATTAAGTGAATTAATGTTTTTATCAAACTATGGTTTTACGTTAAGTCCATTTAATGTATATCCAAACAAATTAAATTCATTAATATTCAATATCGCTGGAGTTATGCAAGTGCCAACATTCTTACCAGCATATATTGGCATATTGGTATATGCATTAAAAGGTACTGACCCAACATTTAACGTACAAACAATACAGGATTTTTTCACAACTGGTGCTGGTAAAAGTTTAGATAGTTCAGGAGTTTTTATTTTTGCTGATCTTCATGACATAAAGAATTATTTGTCACAACAGGATAAGGATAATTATGAAAATGAATTTGATATATTTGAAAGCGGTAAGTATGGCGATATATTGGCTGGGGTTTTTAAAATGTATAATACTGTTAAGCAAAACATTCAATATAAAGGTATTACTGATAAAGCAGCAATTATAAAAGAAAAACAAAAAGAATATGAATATAATTTAAATCCAAAATCAAAAGAAGATGGTGCTGGTTCTGAATATTTCACAATTCTTTCATCATTAATAACCAGAACGAATATTTTAAATTATAGTGAAATAACTTTTAGTAGTGGTGCAACAAACGCTGGATATACATCACTTAAAGCATTAAATGCAGATACTGTACACCCTAAAATTAAACAAACCAATGATTCTTTTTTCAATACATTTTTTTCTGAACTTTTAAGTAATTTAAATGCAAAACAAGATGATTTAAAAAAAGAAGACACCGAAAATCTTAAATTAAGTGGCGATGAAGACATTATAACACAAACATATTATTCATTTAAAAATATTAATGATAAATGGCTTACAAATCCTGATGCTAAAAACAAAAGTGGTAGAGGTTATCCTTCAAATGAAGATAATAAAGCATTGATTGACTCATTTGTTTTTGTCGATAGAGCAATGAATCCTATTGGTGACACAATATTAAATGTTGAAATTTTATCTCAAATGTTTGACGACCCTAACATTTCGGTATTTAGTGTATTGTCCCAAATATTATCATTAAATGGATTTGAATTTTTCCCGTTACAGAATTTTATGTCATACACACAACAAAGCTGGACTGATTCTTTTAAGGTTACTCCAAGCATAAATACAATACAAAACGCAGCATATGTTTGTATGTATATTGGTGGTTCGTCAAGTTACCCAACAGGTGTTGCTAATGGATTTATTGATGACGGTGTTACCGATTTAGCAACTGTATCTGTAGTTGATTTTAATACAAAACCGCCACTTGATGCAAATAATAATTTAATAAAAAATATTGACCCAAATTCTGAAGATGGAAAACAAGTAAACAATAATAAAAAATTTCCTTGGGGACAAGTAAGGGCATTCAGAGTTAGATTTGGAGAACAAAACCAATCAATGTTTACCGACATTAAAATTGATAGTAAAGAGTACCCAGAAACAAATGAATCGATACAGATATTGGCAAGATTAGTAGGTGACAATAAAATACAATCACCAATACCTAAAGGTCAAAACTTATTTAGTTTGTACGAAAACAGAGCGTATAGAGCTACAGTTATCGGTTTGGGAAATGCTATGATACAACCTACACAATATTTTCAATTAGAAAATGTACCGTTATTTAGCGGTGCATATATTATTTTAACTGTTGAACACAACATTGAAGGAAATAAAATGGTAACAAGTTTCAGTGGTACTAAAATATTGAGATATCCTGTACCAAGAGTATTAAATCCCGCAGCAATTATGGGATTTGAAGGTGGCGATTCTGAGAGTACAAGTCCTACCAACATGTCTGCTGGTGATACTACAAAAGGATTAGAAGCAGTAACAATATCACAAAGTAGATTGGATGCATTGGATTCTGTTTTTGGAATTGATGTTTCATATGCTCAAGGACAATTTTCTTGGAAACAAGCAATTAGTAATACTAATCCAGATTATCGTACTCCTAAATTTGCAATTATAAAAGTTAGTCAAGGAACTGGTCATACCGATGAGCAGGGAACATTAAATTCTGTTGGTGCAAAAGCAGTGGGTCTTAAAATAGGATATTATCACTATGCACAACAATTTGTAGGTGGTACTGATGATGAAGCCATTAAAGATGCTACAGCACAAGCAACACATTTCGTTAATGTAGTTCAAAAAATAAATAAACCTGATTTTCCACTTATGTTAGACATGGAAGATAATGATAATGATGATAAAAATATACACATACATTGGTCACCATCCACACACACTAATGATTTATGGATTAATACGTTTCTTTCTATATTGAAAAATAAAGGATATAATAATACTATTCTTTATGGTAATAATAGTTTTTATACTCTTAAAACAAGTAATAATTTTGGGTCACAACCACTTTGGCATGCAGCGTATCCAACAGCACCAAAACATTCTCCAGAATGGGATGCACCAATAATCGCAAAAGGATGGAGTAATTGGAAAATTTGGCAATTTACCAGTTCTAATAATAAACAGGATTTAAATGTAATGAAAAAAGATTTTTTTGATTCACCACCATTAACTTAATTTTACAATAAATCTTTTTTAAGTTCATGTAGACCGATAATATCATCATCCACAGTTTGTGGATTGAATTTCATTTCTTTGATTTTTTGAACTGCTTTTATTTTGACATCATTAATGATTTCCTTATCGATACTTTCCAATAATTTTAAATCTTCGTTTCTATATTCTTCAAGAAGATCAGATTTTTTATCATTATCATATCTGATAAGTTTTTGAAGTAAACCTTTATCACCATCAGTTAATGATTCATATCTGGCATTAAATTTATTAACAGCAATTTCAATTACGTTTTCATCTATAAAATCAGTATCTACGCTTTCAGTAAGACTTTGTTTGGTGCTTTTAACGTGATCTAAGACCAATGTAAAGGATTCATGGATGTCATCTACGTCCACAGCATCATAATTGCTCAGAGACTCTTTAATCAAATTGCCAATGGCTATATATAATTGAACTTTATTATCGTCAACCTGAATATCTTCAGTTAAAAATGGTTTTAATTTATTATGTTCTTTTTCAACTTCCTGAAGTGTCCAAACTTCAAATAATTTAATGTTGTTATCAATATAACGTGTTGCAACCAAATCATTCTCAATGTGTTTATTTTCTATATTGTTAAACACTTTAAATTCTAACTGTAAAATTGGTGAGTTTTTCAGAACATTGAAAAAATCGTTTGTTATTTCTTTTGATTCTTCAATTAAAGAATTACTAAAATAAGCATCCTTTAATTTCTTGGAAACTACTAAATTAACAATTCCTATATTGATACTTTTCATATGAATTAATTCGATTTATTATAAATACTGTAATTAGTTATAAACGTTAATATTAATTATTCAATTATTTCAATATTCTCAATAGATTCAAAATCAACATCTTCTCCTTCATCAATTTTTTGTTCTTTATTAATGCTTTCAGTGTTTTTTAATAAAACGCTGATTTCTTCGATCATGGTTTGAGCATTTCTATTTAAGTTTTCGTTAATTTCACTATTTTCTTTAATTATTTCCTTATGCCTAATTTCTTTTTTGCGTGATGGCTCTCCATTTGTAATTGCCACCATATTTTCAAGATATATATCATATTCTGCTTCAGTTAACATACGTTTACGATTTTCAGCTAAAGGAGGTATTCCACCGCCAGCACCAGCAGCAGGAGGCATACCACCACCGCCAGCAGGAGCAGCACCAGCACCACCAGCAGCAGGAGGCATTCCACCAGCAGCAGGAGGTATTCCACCGCCAGCACCAGCAGCAGGAGGCATTCCACCATCCTGTTCAGTTCCGCCAGTTTGTGCACCGCCAATCATTGCAGCTTCGGGTTCACCGAATCTTGCATCAATATCTGTAAATAAACCTGATTTCTTAATAGTAACAGGAGAATCTTGAAGTTCTTGCATAACAACCTTTTCCATTTTCTGTTGTTTCAAATCATTAACAATTTCTCTGTCACTCCAATTGAACATTAATCTCTTAGCATTTGTATGTGACATTGCAGCAATACCACCTTCTGCACGAGTTAATTCAGTATATGTTTGTGCTTTTTCACGCATCAATTCAGCTTTCATTAATTCTGCCTGTGTTGATGGATTTGTTAATGTCATGGTGAAATCACTTAAATCTTCACCAGTATAACCCAATAGATACAAATGTATCATTGCCATCTTATTGAGTTCTTGAATTATTGCCTGTTGTATACGATTAATTTTCTTTGAGAATCTTATATCATATTGTGCCATGTTTTTACCAGCACCAGCAGCATCCTGAAATGATAAGAAAGGTTTTGGAATACCAAGACCAACAAATAAATTATCACGAAGATATTCAATGTCCTGAATAGCATCCAGATTAGTTGCTCCCGGGAGTGTATCAATACCTGTTTGAGTATTTGCATTTCTTACTGGTAAGAAATAATCTTCATCATTACCAAGTATATTAAAACGATAATCGATTTGTCCGTCATTTGGTTGTACCTGTGCAGTTTTTTTAAACTTGGTAGCAACTTTATAAATATATTCATCAATATCATCTTCATCTATATTACCAACGTCAATTTTGAATACTTTCTTTTCACCTGCCCTGATAATACGATAAGTTAACATAGCATCTTCAGCCATAACTAATTGTCTGAAAACTCTACGTACTTTATTAAGTACTGATGAACCATAAGGAAGATATTTATCATCACCAAGTAATCTGAAGTGAGCAATTTCAAATGTATTGAATTCATCACCAGTCATTCTTTCTTTGAACTTAACATATGGCTTACCATTTTGAATTCTTTCAAATCTTTCAATTTCATAGTTCACCAATTGTTTTACGTGTGTAATACCTTTTTTTCTCTCACCATATAATAACACAAAATTGTCTCCATATTTAACCAAATTTCTTACCCAGAACGGTAAGTTAACATTAACATTAACAATATCATAGAAAAATTCTTCAAGTAAAAATTTTATACGTTCTTTATTGGAATAAATATTCAACATTTTGCCGTTCATGCCAATTGTTGTGGATTCTTCCATAAATAAATCCAAAGCACTTGAAATGATTGGGTAATACTCCATACCTTCATAATCAATATATGCAGGTAATCTGGCTGCTTCATATTGAAGTGCTTTTTGGAAACCTCTGTCTGTTGTACGAAAGAATTTATTTTGAAGTTCTCTTTTTTGCTCTAACTCCAAACCTTTTTTGTGGATTTCTTCAGGAGATGCACCCTTAATAATAATTTTTGTTTCTTTTGGTGGTGTACTTGCAGATACAGTTGGTTGTGCAGTTTGCACATCCATACTACCGAGATTCAAAAATGAATTAAGTTGTTGATATATTGTTCCACCTTTTTTTTCTTCAGCCATTTTTATAATTTTTTATATTTTTTTATAAATACTCAGAATTCTCTGAAAAGTCGTTACTAAATATAAATACATATTATTTTTTCTTTTTCTCTTTCAATCCATCAAATAACCATGCATTTGCTCCATATGGATTTAATGGTGATATATTATCAGGTGAAATCATGGGTCTATTCTTAACACTGGTATCTCTAATTGTAAGAGTATGACCAGTAGGTATTCTCTTTCCAATTTCATTTATGTCATTGATAGTAATAATTGCATTAAGTAATTTTTCGGTAATTCCTTTACTTTGTTTATATCGTGCCATATCAAAATTCAACACGTATAAGCCAATTGATAGTCCCATAATTGAATCGTCATGAAATGAGCGTTTATGATCTGCAACACGATTTCCTGCTACGGTGACAAATGTTTTTAATTCATTTAATAATCTGACAGAATGAATAATAACATCTTTTAAATGAATTGCTCTTTGCATTTCAAGTACCACTGAAGCACGATTACCACCAATGAAAAATCCGGGGATTAAGTCCACGTTCATAACTGCACCATCACTCATTGTCTTTTGACCTTTTTTAATGTAACCCTGTAATCTGTCTCTACTTGGTTTATGCGTTACTTCGGCATAATGGATATTTTCATATCCTGAATCAAGTAATTTTTCAACTGTTTGAACGCCATAACCACCAGTGATATCAACTACACAATATGCATTATTATATTCTCTTCCATAATGATATGCTATTTCAGCTAATGTTTGCGGAGTTACTTTGCCATAATATTCTGCAACTTGTTCTACTTTATGTCGTCTAATCTTAACTTTTTTAGTTCTACCATTTTTTGTAATTACCTTTTCTTCAATAATTTCAACAGTTTTAAGCATATTCATTGTTGAATTATCTTCTCCATGTCCTGCAGAAGCATCTAATGTCATAATATAATCTTCTCCCACAATTGGGTCTTCCCAAATCCATGTATTTAAATCAATATATTCCTGACGAATTGGTGGTTTTATTTCTTCATCTTCAATACGTTTTAAGTATTCTTCAGCAATAAAATTATCACCAGAACCTAAGAAAGAACATAATAATTCCTGCGCAATCTTACGCATATCCCCATCTGCCTCTCTTATCTGATCTTCAAACCAAGGAGAACTGGCTTCCCAGCCATCATCCATCATCTTAATTCTTGTTGTATTATCCCAATTCTGATCAAATATTTTATTTTCGGTTTCTTTACCTTTATTCTTAATCCAACTCAAATCTTTATTATATCTTGGGTCATTATACCACCATAATTCAACTGCTTTAAAATTATTTTCATTTCTACGAGCACCATTAAAAGTTTTATAGAACACAGCATCAAGACCAGAAGGCGTTGATACCATAATTGCAGAACCACCAGTTTGTAATGTTGGTTTTGCTGATGTCCAGAATTTATCACCTTTTTCTGTCCATGCAGTTTCATCCCAGAATAATAATGTTGGTGTATAACCACGAAGACCTTTAGACGAGAAAGCACCTAATTTTGAATTATTATCATATACTTTTAATTTTTGAGTATCTTTTAAATTTCTTTCACCCGTATCTCTACCAGTTTTTGGTCTTAACCATTTAGGACAAGTTTCAATAAAATCAACAACATCATTCATAATTTCATCACGAGCAGTTTCAAGTCTATCTGCAACAATAGCAACCTGTCTGTTTTGATTGAACATTACATACCATGCAATATATGCACAAGTTGTTGTTGTAACACCTGCCTGACGATATTTATTAGCAACAACAAATCTATTTTCCATATATGTTTTAATGAGTTTCACCTGAAAATCAAATAATATAAATGGCACAATAAGACCTGCAACACCTCTTGTCTGATCAAAAATTGTTAAATATGTTTCAATAAAATAAACTGGATTTATACCGCAACGAACTATTTCATATTCTTGTTCTGATTTAAGTAATTCACTGGCTTTTTTTGCAGTACCATCCTTAGTAACAATGATTGGTTCAATTTTACCAATTTTTTTTCTAAGTTCTTTGGCTTTTTTTCTAAGTTCCTCTTTTTCTTTTTCTCTTTGTATATTAAGAGGGATTAACGGTATGTGTTCAGGAAATAATGATTCATCATTATCTTTTTCAGGAATATTATCAGGGTCGATATTTTTAAGACTCATTATAAATTTTTATAATAAATACTCTCACCCTATAAAACCGCAAAGCGGGGTAAGTATCTTGACTTATCCCGCTTCGAAACCTTTTCCTCCGAATATGGTAGGATAGGCAATTATAAATACGTTAGAATTTTATGGAAGATGTTTCTACGAATTCATTATTTTTCAGAATAATTTTTCTTGAATTAAGTAAGTCTTTAACTTTTGATAACGTCATACCATAATGAAATACCAGTAATGGTATATCACTATTTTCAGTTTCAAACATTTCATGATAATCGCTAACATTATTATTTTCATCCTTCTTCTCAACTTCATATGCTAAACAATGAATAGTATGATAGCCATGCATGTATTCTCTATCAGTAGCTTCATGTAAGCAAAATAAATCAAATGAACTTGTTTTTAAATTAAAAATTGCATTGATATATTCATCAGTTGGTGGCATTGCATGATCGCATGCAGGTGACATATCCCAACACCAGCCTTCCATATCAACATTGGTTTCATCAAGAGAAAAAATAAATTCATATAATCCCTCATAATTTACATTGTACCCGATTTTATGTACATAAATTAACTTTAATTTACTGTCTTCGTATTCCATGATGTTATTTTACCATAAATACTGTAAATGTTTAAGTTAATCTTAAATTTTATCAAGATCGAATCCCAAATTTTTTCTTATTTCGCTTAAGAGTATTGTCTGGCTCATATCATATGCCCTAAGAAATTCTTTTTCTTTTTCAGAAAAAATAAAATAAAGAGTTTGAAATATAATTGCAATGCCTAATAAAATAAATAAAGCATATTGCGTTTTAAAAAATATTATTGAGGAAATTAAAAAAAGATAGCTTTCGATCAAACAATATTGTTTCCATGAAGATAAAACAATTATAATATCTTTCAGATATGCCAGTAATATTCTTCTATATTCAAGCCAATCACAATCAGAATTGTCTCCCTTTGTGCCTTGCACTTTAAGAAAAATTTCATTTTCTTTTTTCCTTGACCCACCAGCATATGTTCTGCGGTATTTATTTTCTATAATTTCAATTTGTGTCATATATTAGATTTATGTACTTATACGGAAATAAATGAGAAAAGGTTACAATAAAACCCGAAAATATTTTCGGGTTTTATTTATTTGATTTATATACCGGGTATTCCTGTACTACCACCACCCTTTGGAGGCATAATTCCCTTATCTTGAAATTGTTTTGAAGCGTAAATTAATTTACCTGCTTTATCTACTCTTAATGTGCCACCGCCACCAGCAACATATTGTTTAAGAAGTTCGTATTTTTCTTCTGGTGTTGCTTTTTTTGCAGCATTTCCAATACTACTCATATGAGGGTTTATCAAAATGTTTTTAAATGCAAGTTGAAACAATTCATCAATTTTGCCTTGATCATTTGAATTTAAATTTTTATAACCAGCAGCAACTTTTTCTTGAGGAGTGATATTAAGTCCTAATTTTTCAAGTCCTAATACCTCATTCAATTTATCTTTTTTTTTAAGTACAACAGATTCGAACAATTTAAATTGTTTGTCAATTACTTCGTCAAGTTTTTTCAATGTTACTGATTTTTTGCTTTCATTAAGATTTGCTTTTCTCAAACCTGCTTTTTCTTCAAGACGAGTACGAATATATTTTCTTAATTTCTTTTCACTTTCGTTCATTACTGGTGGAAGAGTTTTTACTGGTTCAAATTTTTTCACAGGTGAAATTTCACTCATATAAGCATTAACACCTTCAGCTATTTGTTTGATCAGTTTTTTCTTAGCTTCATTCATTGTAATTTGGATAGTTTTATCTGGTTCAATTGTAACATCAACAGCAGTTGTTGGAGCACCATCTGGTTTAACAACACCACCACCTAATGATTGAGAATCTTTTCCAAAGAAATTAACTTCTGGAGTTTCCTCTGCAGGAGTTTCTTCTGGACTTTCTTCACCAGTTTCTGGAGCTTCAACGTCTACTTCTGGAGTTTCTTCTGGAGTCTCTTCACCAGTTTTTTCAGTTTCAGGTTCTTCAACTTCTTCTTCTTCTTCTTTTAATACATTTGGTTGAACTTCAACATTTGCAGGGTCTACAACACCTTCAGCAGTTCTTAACTTACCTAAGTTTGCCTGACCACCAGCACCAAGTTGATTTTGAATTGTTGCTAAAATACTTTTAACATTAACAGGTTGCTGACCAGCACCAACCATTCTTTTATTTAAAGCAGCGATTTGTTTTCCTAAATCAGCAGCAACACCTTCAAGTTTTGATACTTCAGGATTTATTTCACCTTGATTATATGTCTTTTTAACATTTGATACAGCATTCTGAACACCTGTCTTAACGTTACTTGCAGCATTACCAACAGCATTATATGCACCTTTAGCAGCACCACCAATTGCATTACCTACTGCGCCAGCAGCTTTACCAATACCTTGACCTGCAGCTTTACCTAAAGCACCTAATCCACCCCAAAGTTCATTAAGTTGAGCCATTGTATCTTCTTCAGATTCATTCATCGTATCAACTTGTGGTTGCATTTTTTCTGCATAATCATCACGACCATAGTCTGATTTTAATTTATCAAGAACTTCTGGAGATAATTTTATAATTAAACTAATTGTTTTTTCATCACCATCATTCATACCATCTTCCTGTGCGCCCACGTAACCATTTACTACGTTTGCTTGTTCTTCACTATCACATTCCATAAATTTTTCTGGACTGCCATAACCTCTTGATTCAGCATATTTACCAAATCCACCGCATTCTGCGCATTGTTCTTCTTCAATTCCACCTTCAGGATTAACTCCTTTTGGTTCACCTTGATCTACACTATTACCTAAATCTTCAATTTCATCATCACCAACAACTTTAAGGATACCGTCAGCAATTTCTTTTCTGTCTTCAATATCCATTTTTTTGAGCTTATCTTTATATCCTGATATGAGTGATTTCAATTCACCTTTAACTTCAGGGTCTTCCATTTCAGTTTTTCTAACTTTATTTGTTAATTTACCAATCAATTTTGCAACTTCTTCATCACCAGCAGGAGTTTCGTCACCTTCAGGAGCTATACCTTCAGGATTTTCTTCACCAGTTGGAGTTTCATCACCAGTAGTAACATCAGTTTCTTCACCGCCAGCAGGAACAGGTTCTGCATTATCTGCAGGAGCAGGTTCTTCTGTACCAGCAATTGGTTCACTGGAAACTGCATCAGGCGTTGAAGGTTCTGCACCAGTTTCTAACGGAGCACCCGGTGTTTCAGGAGTTGTTTCAGCACTTGTTGCTGCATCTAAATCACCTAATTTACTTTCAGCATTATCAATTTCTTTTCCTACTTTGTCTTCATTAAGTCTTTTTTTCTTACTGCCAGTTAAACTTGGTCTATGAGAAACAGCTTCATTGATAGTACCAAAGATCATATTTCTTTGTTTATCAGCTTCTGACAATTTAGAATATTGAAATTCTGTTATATTCGATAATCCACCGATATATGCAAAATCAGCAACATTAGGGTCTTGTTTTGTGCCAGCTTTTTTAATATAGTAATGATGTTGTTCTTTTATAATACCATAAGCAATACCATCTGCTGCTCTTTTGTAATCAATCAAAGTACCCAAATTACGGGTATTATCCTTTATTACAGGTTTATTTACTTCTGCCAATTCTTTAAGTCTTTGGTAAAATGCTTCTTGTGTTGCATGTTTTTTCATGTGAATATTTTTAAAATATGTATTATGTACGTTATATATTTTTTTATAAATACTTTATTATGAACAAAAAAATACAATTAGAGTATTATTTCATGCTTTTCATTGATTATTTTATTCTTAATTAGCATTTCAATAACTCTGGGAGTTAATAAGTCTTTTCTCTTGTAGTTCTCAATAATTGTCTGGCTTGCTCTTTGACGTGAAATATTTTCCTTTAAAAATTTCACATTTTTATGCAAATCTTCTAATATGTCATAAAAAATCTTTTCGGATTTTTTTGTTTCAACATACTCATATAATTGTGCCTCTCTTAAGATATATCTGCTCATACCATAAATTCATTTAAACTCAATTCTTTGGTTAAATAGTCATTTTTAAATTCAACCATTTTTTCTAAGTAACCAGTATTTCTCAATACCTTAAATACAAGATTTTCTGTTGAAAATTCACCAGCATTACTATCAAGTCCTGCTTGTCTGTATTTTTTTATTTTATTTTTTAATTGTTCGTGTTTTTTTAAGAAATCGTTTTGATTTTTATTACTATCAAGATCATCAATTGCATTCATTATATCTGCAGACTTTAATTGAACATCAGCAGAATCAACATTTATGATTTTTTTTGTCGGTTTTCTAATCCATTCATCTTTAGCTAATGAATATGTACCAGATGAATGATGTGGTTCTCCAGCATCCTGAAAATACATTTCAACATCATGACCTTTTACTTGTATTGGAAGTTTATCTGCCCACAATGCTTTTTTTAATTTAAAAAAGTCGCCAACAAATTCTTTATTTTCAGAGATTTGATTGAAATCCATGACAATATGTACATCTAAATCTGATTCATCATTAAAATTATAATTTGCCATACTGCCAGTTAACATAACATCATTAAAATTTAAATTTTCAACGTCTGAAAATTCAATAAATCTTTTGGCATTTTTTAACAATATATTTCTTACTTCAGGTTTTATTTTTTCATCTGATTCCCAAATAAGTGGATTTAACGTTTCATTCATTTTAATTGATGATACGTCAACAGTTTCAGGTTCAACAACTTCTTTTAAAACATCTGAAATGTTATTTCTTGACCAATATCTGCTTGACCAAAATCTTGGAGTTTTTTCGTTTTCAATCATTTCTTTTAATTAAGATAT